CCTTTTGATATGATTGAGCAGTATTTAGCACCAGAAGAAGAACAGCCTCAACGGCGTGGATTACGTGGACTGTTAGGTTTTCAAACTGGTGGCTCTGTTAATGTAACTCTTCCCACAAATGATCCTAATGATTATATTGTTAATCAAGGCCCAACCGTTGGCAAGGGGGATAAGTGGAGTAAGCGTTCTATTTTCAATTTACCAACAGATGATGGCTCAAGGTATTATTTAGGAGAAGCCAAATCGGATAGAAGGGCAAATTTGTCTATGGGTGGGGAAAAGATGAAGATGCTTCTTGATGCCTATAACACAATGCAGGCAACCCCACAAGATTCTATCCCATCTGCTAATGTTGAAGGTTATTTTGATGAAAAGGGTATAAGAGGCTTATTGGGGAAGTTCGGTTTCCAAACTGGTGGCCCTGTTCCTGTTGGCCCGCCCGCACCTAGACAGCCTAATGAAATTATGCAACCCGGTCAAACCCCCGCCGGTTCAGTTATGGGCCCGTCTGATGCTGATATAGATCAGTTAAGGATGATGAAGGCTGAGATGTTGCAGAAGTCAATTCAGCAGGATACAGTATCCAAGGCTAGAAATACATTGGACTTGATACAGCTCCTTGATTCCTTGAAGCAATCCGGTTCTTCTGAAGCGATAGAGAGTGAAGGTATTAACCCTCAGCCGTATTTAGATCAGAAGCCGTTTATAAGAGATGCTGTTAAACCGAGCATGGGTCAGATGATAAGGGGTATGTTTTAGTGGATAAAGACCCCAGAGCATTATATAATGAAGAGTTGTACCGCCAGTGGCGTGATGCCCGTACTGACTGGGATACTGAAGCTCGTAAAGATATTGATTTTTATCTTGGTAATCACTTCACCACTGATGAGTCTAATGAATTAGCACAGCGCAATCAGGCTGACATACCAATGGATCGGGTATCTTCAGCTATAGAGAAGTTTAAGGCCGTTTTAACATCTAGGCCGCCTGCCTTTACAATCACCCCCAGAGAAGATTCAGATGTGCAGGTAGCATCATTATGGAGAACCGTAATGGGTTATGTGTGGCAGATATCGGATGGCGACTCCCAGATAAAGCAGGCCATTCAGGATTATGCTACAACAGGAATGGGCTATTTCTATGCTTACATAGATAGCGAATCAGATTTTGGTAGAGGCGATGTCCGGTTCACCTATATTGATCCATTCAGGGTCTACGCATCTCCCTCATCACGAGACCGGTGGTTCAGTGATTCAGATGGCATTATCCTTTCGACCATCCTCACAGGCGATCAGGTCATCGGCCTCTACCCTGAATTGGGAGATCAGACCGATCCTCAAACTGGAGAGACCATCCCCGGTCTGATCCATAAGCTTTCCGGGTTTTCTTATAAAGAAGAAGATTATCCATCAGCTCAGAACCGTAATTCCATGACTGTTTTTACTCCTGCCGAGGTTAAGGATAAGGATTATTTTGAAGTTAAGAAATATCAGATACTCGAAAGATTTTACAAGGTCAAGGTTCCTTATTACAGGGTTATAGACACGCAGTCTCAGGAAGAGACAATTTTGTCTCAGGAAGAGTTCGCTGTTTTCTCACAGGAGAATCAGGAAGCTCTTGAGATGGGTGCCTTTCAGGTGGTGGAAGTTTTACAGACCCGTGTTAAGGTTTGCGCTACCATTGGTGAGATTGTCTTATATGAACAGGTTTTAAATACTGATGAGTACCCCATTATTCCCCTTCCCAACATATGGACGGGTACTCCCTATCCTAAAAGTGATGTTTCCAGAGCCAGACCAATGCAGAGGCTTTTAAACAAGTTATGGTCTCTTGCCTTGTCACACGCTCAGGCTTCTGCAGGACTTAAGTTACTTGTCCCTATTGGAAGCGTTGATGATATCGGACAGTTGGAGCAGGATTGGGCTAACCCAAATGCGGTTATTGAAATTGATTCTTCTCAGGGTGAACCCCATTATCCTGCTCCGCAGGCCTTAGCCGGTGAGTTTTATAAGCTTATACAGCAGTCAGAGTTTTATATTGACTTTATATTTGGCCTCCCTGAAATGATGCATGGCTTTTCTGAGAAGGCTCCTGAGACGGTAAAGGGTACTGAAAGGATGATAGCTCTTGGCTCTGAAAGGCCAAAGTCCAAATTAAGAGATATAGAGTTTAGCATAAATCGTTTAGGTAAAGTAATTTACAATCTGGCAAAGGGTCATTATACCCATAAAAAGATTTTCAGGCTTGCACAGCCAAATAACAACATAACTGAGGTTATGGCTAATTATTATACTGATGTAAGCGGTGCTGTGATGGATATTAAGAAAGACCGTCATTTCCTAGATCAGCACGACATAAGAATTGAACCGGGTTCAACCATGCCTTCCAATAAGTGGGCAGAGCTTGGTGTTTATCTTGAAGCCTACCAGATGGGTATCGTGGATAAATACGAAGTATTGAAGAAGAATCCGGAAATATTTGACAAAGAAGGAATCATGAAGCGTACAGATGAGAAGCAGAAGATGATGCAACAGATTCAGTCTATGGAAGAACAACTAAAGAATTTGCAGGGCGACTTGCAGACAGCCCAAAGAGAATCTGTCAGTGACAGGAAGCGTGTCGAGGTTGAGAAATTCAAGACTCGCCTTTCTGAGACTTCTTCGGAATCTAAAGCTGACAGGAGGGTACAACGTAGTAAACTCGAAAACGAGGTGAAGCTCGAAGTTGGGAAATTGGCTAACAATCTCAAGGACATTGAGAGAAAAGCCGGTTCAGCCCCGGAAGCATAGAGACATCTAACTGGAGATATTATGGAAACACTAGAACAACAGGAAGTTGGAACATTAGAGAACCCCGGAAGCGGTGAAACTGCATTCGTGGAGGATATCGTTAATCAGGAAACCCCGGAACCGGCCCAGCCGGAGCAGGGGTATGTAGAACCTCAGCAAGAAGGGACTATTTCAGTAGACTATGAGGCGGAATCCAAGAAGTTTCAGTCCATGTATGATCGTGCTCAGGCCGATAATACAAGGTTGAAACAGCTTGAACCTTTAGGTCAGTTACTGGAACAGAGACCCGATATTGTTCAGTTGATACAAAACGGTATAGCCAATCCGCAGGGTGCACAGGACTCGCAGACGGCGTTATCTAGTGACGACTTTAATCCTTGGGAAATTGCCGAGGAGGGAACTCAGACAAATGATTATGTATTCAGTAAAGTGGATGCAAGAATCAGTGATAGGGTTCGATCCGAAATGGCAAAAGAAAAGCAACAGATGCAGGCAGAAATGGCTATGAATAATACTGTTAGTGAATTGCGGGGGACTTATAAGATGTCAGATAATGATATCCGTGACTTTCTCACATTCACCACACAGCCAAAAGAAGCTGTTGGTCTTGCCAACCTCGTTAAGCTCTACAAGATGCAGAACGGGACATCTGTTGAAAACAATGATACAATGGAAGCGGTAAGTGCCGCAAGACAAGCTCCACGCACTGCTGGTGTCCTTCAGGGACAAGCCCCTGAGTCTCCCAAGTCCGATCAGGACAAAATTTGGGATACTATCATGGGTAGCGGTAGTGGAACGGCACTTCCCTAACTAACAAATCCTAAACAATAGAGGTAACAAATGGCACTTTCATATAACGCTGGAACTTTAAAGTCCAGCGATATTACCGCATCAACAACCTCTGCTGGCGTAGGTACCGCTCCGGATCGTAGACGATTATATAACTTTGGAGACCGTGTTGCTGAATTAGCACCGGAGGAATCTCCATTTTTCGTCTACCTTAGTAAGGTAGCTAAGGCACCTACTGATGATCCCATATTCCGTTATCTCGAAAATCGGAATAAGGTAAACTGGACAGACCGTGCATTCTTGCTTGCGGCGGCTGTGAATGGTGGCTCTGCCGTATCGGCAGGTTCGTCTTACTCATTCACGGTTGACACGAGTGGCGGCGCATCGGTTGACTGGCTGATCAAAGGTATGGTGTTTGTTGTAAACACAGTAGACAGTACTGCTGGTATCGGACATACTATTGTCCGTGTTGATTCTTCTGTCTCTGATCTAGGCTCCACATCTTCCTTCACCGGTAAGATCATTGATGTCTCTAACTCTAATGTTAGCGGATATAATGTTCTTGCTGATGACGATAGTTGTCAAATTATTGGCACATCGTTTGAAGAAGGTTCTGGTGCTCCTGATGTCTGGTCAAGCGAGCTTGAAGATAATTATGGGTATACCCAGATTTTCAAGACAGCGGCTGAGATGACAAATACAGCGATTGCTACCCGATACCGGGGATACGCAGACGAATGGTCTCGTATCTGGGCGGATAAATTACGTGAGCATAAGGTTGATATTGAGCGGGCCATGCTATTCGGGCAAAAAGCCCGGGTAGGTGGCATTCAGTACACCGAAGGCATTGTTGGTCATATTGTGAAGAATGTGAACCCGTCTGCATCTGATGCGGCACTTTCATACTCTTCTGGAAGCTCTTACTACCGTACTGCGGCTCAGTCTGAGTTTACATATGATCGCCTGCTTTCCGACTTAGAAGTAATCTTTGACCCCGCACGTGGCGGATCAAGTGATAAATTGGTACTTTGCAGTCTCCCGGTTATTACATTCTTTAATAAACTGGGCAGTTCTACTTTCTTGGCAGGTTCTTTGAACCACGCCGCAGAAGGCAGTTCTCGTACTCCTGCACAAGCATACCAGTATAACTTTGATTCCCGTCAGGGCGCATTCGGTCACTCCATTATGGTTATTGACACCATTCATGGACGTTTGAATCTGGTAAAGGAACCACTTTTCCGTGGTATCGCATCCGGTTTCATGCTTATGGCTGATATGAGTCAGGTTGCTTATAGGCCGCTTGTTGGAAATGGCGTTAATCGTGACACCCATGTGATTTCTAATGTTCAATCAGACGATGAAGACTTAAGGAAAGATATGATCCTGACCGAATCCGGTCTTGAAGTAACTCTCTCTGAGTCTCACGCTCTGTATAACATAGAATCATTATAAGGAGTTAAGTTATGAGATCAGACCTACAAGAAAAATCAAGTGGAAAATATCAAACAGGAGAAAGGGCTGTTGAGTATATAGATAATGGGGCCGCAAGGTCTATTACATTACTAGCCGCTCAATCAGGCACTCTCTTCGCTGTTGATATGTCAACCGTTGATAATAATGTAACCGTAACATTGCCAACAGCCTCTGCGGCTGTGGCAGGTGTTAATTATGATTTTTGTTTTACCGTCGATTCTGACGATGATGCAGATTTCATTATAAATACTGGTGCCGCTGGTACTGATATTTATGGTGGTATTATTACATTAGCGGCAAACAGTACAATAGATGCCTTTGCTGGTATTTCAACAATAACAGTTGATGGCTCTGTTGCACAATCGTCAGAAGGCTTAAAAATGTCTTTTGTTTGTGATGGTACTAATTGGCACTTGAGCGGTCATATAATGACAGCAGTTGGAACAGTCCACCT